TGAGAGCCAGCCACGACGGTGCCGCCCGGCAGGTACCAGATCCCGGCCCCGAGGTTACTCACCGTCCCCACGAGCACGCCGGGCGGCGTCTCAAGCGCCGTGAGTGCTGTGCTATAGGTCGTGTCTACGCACGTCGGCACCGGATGACCCCCGCCGGCGGACGTATTGAAGTAAGAGGCAATGCAGACGATGGTGTTACCTGCCGTCACGCCGTTGATGGTGACGACAATATCTGTGGCATTGCTGACCGTCTGACCGTTGACTGACTGGACGACCGCGATTGAGGGCGCTACGTATTCAGCAAACGCCACCGCGAAAGTGGTGAACGTATCGGTGCCATGGATCGTCGTGAAATTGGCAAGCGCGTTGCCTGTGGCAGTGACGCGGGCATCCTCAAAAGCCTGGCCCGTGTTCTGGGAGGCCCCGTAACGTAAGGTGAAGGCGAGCGGGGAAGTCCCGGCAGCCGACACATTGTTTTGATTGATATCGTAGGTATACCCGAGGAGTAGCGCCGGCTGTGTCGAGACATTGACGTTGTTCGACGTAATTGCATTCGTGCCGGTCCCCGGTGATGCCTGCGTGTTCTTCGTGGCAACGCCGATATAGGAAGCAAGCCCGGAGTACTCCGCAACCACCATGTTGCAGGTGCCGGGAGTGCCACCATTGAACGTCGCGGTAAGCGTCGTGATACCGGCCGGGCAGTTCAGCAAGTAAAAGATGCTGTGATACGCCCCGTTTCCGTCATTCACTGTCGCCTGAGCGGTAGACCATGTGTCACTGAGGTTGTCCGTGAATGTGACTGTCGGGCTGCCACCACCGGCTGACGTGCTGATGCATACCACCAGCAAGTCCCCACTGTTCGTGGGCGAGAACGTGATGGTGTTACCGTTAGAGGCGTTGGCGCCGTCTTTGACGTATGCGTATGCCATGTCAGGTCACAAAGCTGCAGCCGATTTCAGTGACGGTTCCGTCCCACGCTCCGACGTTGCAGGCAGCCCCCGTTGAGACCCCGCCCACGCGTCCCGTCTGATAGGCGGTCGAGCCTGATTGGACCTGATACTGAAGCTGAAACGCCCCGTTGTTGGTGAAGGGATTGGTGGTGGTGCTGGTGGAATGGGCATCCACACCAGTGGCGCTCTGCCAGGCAGCCAGCGATGAGTAGCCCACGAACCCGCTGGAACTCTGCGTGCCTGAAGGGACGGTGCCGTAGAGGTTGTGGCCGCCATAGATGTTGTAATCCCACTTGGTCGAGAAATCGAGGTTGAACGTCGTATAGCTGTACGTCGAGGCCGGGGTAAACCCTTCATCCGCGTAGAGGTTATTCCAGCCACTGATGACGTGGCTTCCGGCCGTCGTCTCAAAGGCGTTGGTGCAGAACACCGCTCCGGCCGCTTGATTGGCCGTGGCAACGAACGTGTTGTTGTAAATCTGTACGGGTGTCGTCCATCCGAACTGCCCCGTATCGTTCGTGAGCGAGATATAGCAGAAGGCGTTGACGATGATGTTGTGGTGGATGCTGGTGAGCGTTCCTGCCCCGCCATCCGCATTGAACCCAAAAATTCCCGCGTAGTTCTGCGTAGACCCACCCGAGGGGGTCTTATTCGTCATATCGATGTAGTTGTAAGCTACCGTGCTGTTGTACTGCGTCGCCTCTTTGCTGTGGATGTTGCCGGTATTGACGAAGTGGTTGTAGGTGACCTGAACGCCGCTGCTCGCGCCATTCAATCCCCAGATGTACATCGCCGAGAAGTGATTGGCGTCCGTCCAGCCCGAATTGTCGTGCACATAGTTATTGGTCACCGTGCAGTTGGTGTGGGCGTACATGATGATCGGGCCCAGGTTCACACCCGAAGACACAGTGGTGCTCTGCGCGTTGCCGCCCGTAATCTCGCAGTTCTGCAGTGTGGCGTTCGGGACCTGGCCGCCGCCGCCGTCGTAGTTACCGAAGTGCACGGCCCAGAGTGAAAAGCCCGTCAGCTTGATTCCGTCAATAATCCAGTTGCCCCAGTTGGCGGGTCGGTTGACTTCAATGCCGCAGCCGATCATCGAACTGATGTTCGCGTTGCCGCCGCCGTAAAACCCATTCCCATTGGCGGTGATCGTGGCAAGGCCTCTCACGTAGACACCTGAGCTATTGCAGGAGGCGATGTAGGTCTTCGTGCTGGAGTTAGGGCCACCATTCACGTTCAGCACCGGGGTGTGGTACGTCGTGTTCATCAGCCCCGAGACGTCGTAACTGCCCTGGTCGCCGATAATTCCGACTCTCGTCCCGCCGTACGTGGACTGCATCGCGTTGATGGCAGTGAGTGCCCAAGGGCTCGCCAGCGTGCCGGGATTGCTATTACTGCCGGTGGGAGAGATGAAGTAGTTGAAGGCCGCGGGCTGAGCAACGATCGTGAAGGGTCCCGGGGCTACGTTGTTCAGAACCGTCCCTGCGTTATTGACGATATGCGCGTATACGGTCTGGCCGATGGTGAATTTGTCCTGCCAGCACTTCGCTGTAGCGCTCGTATTACTGACGGCGCTCGGCAGCTGATAGGCCCTGATCCTCGATGCTGCAAGCGTTGGCTGGTCGCCAAGATACATATGCCAGAACGCAAGATCCCCGGCAGCGCCCACTCCAAAGGTGAGGTTGGACACCCCAATCATGTTGTTCACGCCGCGGTTGCGGCTGTACGCAATCCCGAAGACATGATTGCGCTGAGGGAAATTTACTGCGGTGTCGGTGGTCTGCTGATAATTTATGCTGTTGAGTAGCACCCCTCCATAAATCTCATTCTCAACCCAAGCCCCCGTACTCTGTGTCGTGATGATGGCGTTCGTTTCTCGGAAGATGTAGCCCGAACCGATGGGGTTATAGGCCGCATACTGGTACGAGCAATCCGTGTTCCCCGTGTTGTCGACCATTTTCCAGGCGCCATACGCGACGGCGTCGGTCGTCATGAGACACGTCGGCTGAGTCGTGCACAGAGCGTTCGGCGAGAAAGTATTGAAAGCCGTGTAGTAGCTATCGGCAGGGAACGGACCGACTCCCTGGCCAAAGACCTGAGTCTTGAAGTTATCGTCCGTACCGAAGGTGAACGTATCGCTCGCCTGCGTGGACAGAATCGAAATCGGGTTACCTGTCCCGTCGTCAGATTCAAGCGTGATTGTGCTGCCAGCGATTGATTTTATGACGCAACCGGGAAGCGCGCCGGCTGAATCCGTGACGTAAAGACCTGCCACCACGCCCGTTGGAATACTCGGTACCGTGATCGTCGTCGCGCCCTGAACGCAACTCCCCGTCGCCGTGTTGGGTCCTGTGAAACTGTTGAAATTCCACCCGGAATGGCACTGATAGCTATAGCACGCAAAGATCGGGTACACGCCTCCCGTGACCCCGGGAGCTGTGTAATTGATGTAGATCGACGCTGCATCGCTCTGGGAGCTTGGCAGATCGACACCACCGACCATGATCGCTGAAACAAAAGGATCTGATCCCCCAGGCGTCCACCCATTTTGGGTAAAGGTCGTCGCCTGGTTCTGCATGTCATAGTTGCCACCGGCGCCGGCAAACGCACCGTTGATCCCAGGGTCCAGATTCCCCACTCCGCTCTGCCCGCGAGCGCAGGTGATGGGCGTGAAGACGGACGGCGTGCCAAAGCCCGTTCCGGTTACCGTGAATACCTGTCCGTGGTAGAGCGTATTACCCGTTGAGGGGAACGTCGTGCCCGTAGCGCTTGCGCTTTGTGCGCCTTCGATGTTGGACTCGTTTACTTCAGCAACGGTGTACGTGTAAGACGTACCCGGCTGCAGCGCCCCACTCGTATCCGCCATGGAGTTCGTCGTGGGGAAGGCTAACGACACGCCACCGCGGTAGACGTGATACTTCAGGAAGTTCAGGTCACTGACCGCATTCCAGGTGAGATCGATCTGCGCCTCATTCACCCCGACCGCTTGCAGATTCTGCGGAACGGCAGGCGAGATCAGGATGGTGAAGGGTTTGCTGGCACTGTTCCCCAGCGCATCCGTGACCTTTATCGTCAGGGAGTCGGTATCTGAACCCAGCGGCGTACCGCTCAAGACGCCCGTGCTACCGTTGATGGACGCCCAGGTATCGGACTGCGTCGTGATACTCCACGTCAGCGGGGCCAAGCCTCCTGAAGCTGCAAGCGTCGTGCTGTAGGGGGTATCGACGACCACACCGGGGAGTGAGGCTGTCGTGATGGCAGGAAGCGTGATGACGTTGAGCGTGAACCCTGCACTCGAGCTATTACCTAAAGCATCTGTGACCTGAACGCTCAGAGCATAGGTCCCTGCCGTACCGGGCGTCCCCTGAAGGATTCCGCCCGTCGTAAGCGTAAGTCCACTGCCGGAATCGGTTGTCTTCGTCCAGGTATAGGGCGCTGTGCCGTTTACCGCAGTGAGTGTGAAGCCGTAAGCCTGACCCACATCGCCCACCGGTAAGCCGGCAGTCGTGATCAGAGGACCGGTTACCGTGACCTTGATCGATGAACCGGTTTCAAAGACCACGGGCACGAATCTACGTGCCTAGCAGTGCTTTCCCACCGCTCGTGGGCCCCGTAGCCCCGGTTTGCTGTTGCTGAGCGTTAGCTCCGGTTACAGTGCTCTGCAACCCACCGGCAGCCGCTGCACGTCTTCGTGAATCAGCCGCCGCGGCTTGCCCTTGAGGGCTGATGAGTGAAGCCCCGGGCGGTGGCGGAATGCCGATGTTCGGCGTCTTGGGTGCAAGAGCTGCCGAAAGACCCGCACCGACTCCGGCCGCTGCAACTGAACCTGCAACCGCCGCTCCACTGGCGGTACCGAAGTAAGCCCCGATAGCCCCGAGCGTGTAGCCCATTAGCGGTCCAACCTCTTGGTGTAGAGGTAGTCCTGCAACTCGTACCCTAAGCGTTTGAGAATGGGCGAGAAATCATGCGCAGCTTTAATGTGCTGCACCACGACCTGCACGCCTTCGGCTTTGAGTTCGCCATCGGCGTACTGGATGAGCTTCAAACCAAGGCGCCCTTCCCTTTCCTCGGGATCGAGGTAGAGAATGTCCTGTACGGCCTGCAAGCTGCCCTGATAGTGCAAGGATGGCGCCACACAGAAGATGGCATAGCCCTTCAGCGCTCCAAGAACACGCACGGTGAACACTCGCAGCGCACCGGCTTCTTCCATCCTGCGATAGCGTCGGTAGTCAGGATCGAGCGGGATATCAGCGTAATGGGCGATTTCTGCAAAGTGCAGCTTCAGCAGCGGTTGAATTTCGGCAAAGACGTCATCCATGCGCTCGCGCTCAAAGGCCAACCTGCGTTCTTCGAGAACGGCGTTCATCGCTTGCTGTAAAGCGCCGCCCCCGCACGCTCACGTACGGTCGCATTCGTGGGCAAAGCGGGCTTAACAGGCGCTGTGACTTCAAGAGGCTTCGGCTCAGCGGGTTTCTCCACCTCCTTAGCCGGATAGAGCTTTGCCTGTGCACGCGCCGCCAGGGCTTCCTGTGGAGCTTTCATGCCCTTGGTGTGCTCGCGAAACCTACTTGCTGCCGTTATAGCCGTGGCTATTCTCATAGGCAGCCTGCTCAGCATCGTGGGTGGGGTGCTTGGCCTTGGTGCCATGATTCAGTCCACCCATCGCCGGATGTTCTGGCGCGTAGTGATGCACCTTGCCGTGCTCGGCGTGATGGGCCGACGTGGGTGCTACGCGTTCGTGTCCGAAGGTCGGTTCTGTAGTCCCACCGGCATGTCCGACCTTGCCGGGCGTGCGCGGCTTACCGCCGTCGCGGTCGAACTTCGACGTCACGTGAGGATTCTCGCCAACGCTGTCTGAACCAGCGCCAGCCACTGTGGGTCTAGCCATAGGTCTTCTCCTGTTCTTTGCGGAATGTTTCGTAGGGGTCGTAGTCGTGGACGTGCTGCGTGCGCTCAATCAGCGTGGAGAGCGTCTCGGGCAGCCCAAAGACGTTCTTGCGGGGACTGTAGATGGGGTAGGCGAAGGTACAGGCGAGTGCGTCTTCGAGATCTGGCGAGCGTCCGAGACGCGCCTTGATCTGCTTTTTGTCCTCCATGAGGATGCGACCATCACGACCGTAGGTGTATTGCATCGTGGATAGCCCCATGACCATCTCAGGGACGTTCGGAAGCAGCCCGCCGTCCTTCACCCACTCACACATCTGCCAGATGATCTCGGCACGCTTGTTCGCAAAGCGCCGGTCACTGGCCGCCGCACCCCCAAACTGCACGCCCAAAGCGTCCGTGTGACCTAAGGACTTCAGACCCTCGAGCCACGAGAAGCCCCAGCCCCCGGTGGCATCGATCTGGATAGAATCCGCGCGCTTCTCCCCCGCCATCCTCGATACGTGCGACGCGCCCACGATGGGGGTCAGATTGCGCATGCGAAGCGGGGGGTAAGCGATCTTGCCGCGGCGGGGGAAAATGACGCTCTCGTCGTCCCCAAAAGCTGCTACGTCCACCCCCAGCACCAGGGGGAACTCCGTGAACTGGGATTCGTGGTAATTGCGTCGCTGCGCGTCCCGCACCTCATCCGGGGAGATGAGCGTATTCAGGCCCGACAGCGGGAAGCGACCGAAGACGTTCACCAACACCCAGGGGTTATCGCGTCCCCAGGCATCAATCTGCTGCTGCGCCCATTCTTTGGACACCCTCGAGGCGCGCTTGGGGTCCTCAGGGTCGCCTGTGATCTCGGTCACATCCCAGTGCTGACGCTGGTTGATGACAGCATGCCCCAGCACGGAATCCTGATTGTTCGGATTACCCGCGATGACGATGTGCTGGTCCGCCCCACCCGATAGGATCGCCTCAGCCGTCGCAAGGATCGAGCGCGGCATACCCCCTGCCTCATCCAGCAGGAGCAGGACATGGTCCTCGTGTAAGCCCTGAAGCGCTGTGGCTTGGTCCTGAGGGTTGGCCGAGCGTGGATAGGACCGCGCCGACATCCACCAGGTCTTGGGCCTCTCCTTCGATGTGATGCGTTCGCCATCCAACTGGAAGGCTTCCTGCAACAGCGGGGATCTCGAATACCACTTCCCAAGCTCGCTCCAGAGCGTGTCGCGCAGGGTGTCCGCGGTAATGGAGAGCGCAGCACAGCGACAGTCGGGACGTGTGAGCATGAAGTTCCACCCAAGCCAGGCGAGTACCGTGGACTTCCCCGGACCCTTACACGCCGTCATCGCCTGTCGGGGCTTGTGGGGGAAGGCCTCCAGCACCCCTTCCTGCCACACATCAGGGGTGGCTTTGAACACCTCCCGGACGAACTGCGCCGGGTGAGCCATCCAACGCTTGAGGATTTCGCCAGCGCTGTCCATCAGTTGAGCGCAGCAGGTTCAGACTCTGGCTTCTCCAATACCCCAGCCGCCTGCCTGATGAGCTGCTCGAGCGTGAGAGAACCGCTGATATTCAGGCTCTTGGCTGCCTCTGCCCGCGGAACAATGCGCTCAATCAGGAATATGGCAGCGCGCACCTGAGTGGACTTCATTTTGCGATTGCCAAGTACATGATCCTGCAAGCTCTTGGCGAGCATGCCGACACGCAATCGCTGCCTTACGACTTCAGGGGTCCAAGTACGTCGCCGTGCAGCCATCAGTTGCCTCTCGCGATCGCACTGGGCAAGCCACTGGCTACCCGAATCTTCGGAGCCTGTGCCTCAAACGCCTCCGCCATGCGATTCATCGCTCGTGCGAAGGCCGCCTGCAAAGCGTCATCCAGGGTGAAGGTGGCATTCGGTGGGTTGAGGTACAGCTCGGTGAGTGCGTCCACCCGTGCGCTTTGAAGACAGCCGTTGACGTAGGCTGCGAATCCCACCTGCATCATGTCCATGGGCTGAGCTTTCAGAGCGCTCAGGAGGCGTTTGCGCGCATCACTCACCGCAGCTTCGTAGTTAGCGTCATCGGCCATGGTTGCCCTTCATTCGTTTGACTGCTGCATTGGCTTCACGGATCGCCCGACCCTCATCCCCCGTCCGACTCAGAACTGCATCACTGATTTTTGCCCAGACCTTGCGTGCATGAGGGCTCTTGGCCTTGCGCGTGTGCTTCTGGGCGTCCTCGGGATTCCAAGGCATCACGGTCTGCCCGGGAATATGCGAATGGGAGTGCCTTTGGCGTCCTT